ACATTAAGAAGACTTGCCTCTTTGCCTGCCATAACCTGATTCCATGCAATCTCATTCATCACATACTTCTTGAAGTCGTTGGATGGAGCAGCCCTGAGCCACTCTTTCACCCTGACAATCTCGTTGTCAGAGGTGGAGTTCTTTGTGTAATTTATCAAACTGGCCCTGCTGTATCCAATACTTCGGAGGGTGGTGGTTCTGGGGCAGGCCCACCGCCGCCCACTGTCTGGGCAAGCTGTTCTATTACCTGAGCCTGCCTTAACAGCTGGTTGGCGTTTGCCTGCGCTTGACCCGCTATTTGTTGTGTCACTCCCCCCACCTCAGTCAAAATCTGCTGTTTTACAGCTTCACTGGATTGAGCCAACTGCTCCGCAACCTGTTGTTGCAACATCTGTGCCGCCTCTTGGAACTGCCCCATAACCTCTTCCTTAAGACCAGAAACATCCTGTGAAGCACCCGCTTGTTGTTCCTGTGCCTGTTGCAGTTCCTCAATCGACTTGGCCATCTTCAGCCTGAAATCCCTCGGAACACCAGCCAACTCAAATATCTGGTTTAACAACCCAATCGCCTGTTCTGGCCCAACAACCTGAGCAACCATCTCGTTACCCATTGCCGCACCAAACAACTGCGTCATCACATTGGCGCTCGCAGCATCATTGATGCGATCCATTCCATCCCGCACCGACGAAAACGACTCCAGTGCCATGGCTGTCTTGTCCTTTACGGCTACTATCGGTTTTGCTGTTATCCCCTCGTCAGCATCCTCAACCGTAAACCCGAGCTTCTCCAGCCTTGCCCTTGTCACCGGGGTCTGTAGTTGGGCATAGAAATCTGATTCTCCATAGGCCATTAAACCGTTGTATATCTGGTTTTTCCAAGCATAAATAGCCCTATCAACCGCTGAACTGGTGAACTGCAACCTGTTACTCGTGTAACTGGCTATGCTTCGTACCTCCTCGGCTGTCTGTTCATGGGACGCCGCCGCCCCCACCTCCTGAGCGGACAACACCAGAACACGCTCAAGAATATCCAGTATGGATTTCATCCCGTTTATAACCTCGGTCGTGCTTTGTTGCGGGAACTTGAACGAGGTGAACGCCTTGTCTGGATCGTGCTGCCCTATACGGGCCTTTCGAGATGAATACCCCACAAAGTTGAGGGTGCTATACATGTTCTGCCCGGCATCGTTGATCTCATCTATGGTGTCACTCCCGACCTGATCCTCATCAACAAAGGTCAGGTTTGTCAGGTTCTGCTTTATACTCAACAAATACTGGGTGAGCAGGTTGCCAACATGATCTTGGAACGGCAAAATCTCCAGCGAGAGTGACGGGTTGATCGTCTGGAGCTCGTTGCTGTCGTAACCATAATAAACAGCAGGAGCGTAGGGGAGCGGCTCGGCATATAGAATAGTATCGTCCTGCGCAACACAAAACCTGAACCACACATCGTAATCATAATCGAACAGGCCAGCTTTCTTTGGGTTAAGCTTCTCGAAATATTCCGTGATTAACACGGAGTAGTCCTCATACTCACTGGTATAGTATTGTATCTCCTTTTCCCTGTCCAAAAGAAGGGCACCACTATCCTTCGTGAGAAACTTGACAACACATGAATAACCCGCGTTAACATACAAACCAAAATTCTTATTCGAGGTTAACCAGTCAATACTGCCAGCACTTATCTTGTCTGTGTTGTAATAAAGCGGGTTGTTCTTGATATCACCATACCGCTGTATAATCCAGTACCCGCTGTATTTACAGCCTGTGTCGGAGTTAAACGTGCTTGGCCTGTGGGCCACATCCCAGAACGTCCGAGTAGGGTGCGGCATGTGGTATCGGATTCCCTCCTTTGTGTAAGACTCCTTCTCCCCACCCGTATCATCACGAACCAACTGTTTTTCGGTGTGCCAAGACTCCTTGGGAAACTGGAAACAATAACCGTAATGAAGCATCTGGAATATGCTTTGAGAGAGAACACTGGAATAGTCATACTGCTGAGCCATCAGCTGGACTCTGTCTGTTACTATCTCCCCCTTGACCCTGTTTACCTGAGTGCTCTTCTGCGGCTCATACTTGAACAGGGGCACAAGATTCCTGTCGTTAAAGATACGGGCCCAGCGAATAGTGACATAAGCCTTCACCAATGGCACAAATATCTGGAAGAACCGTGGCAGGTTAAGCGCCTTGGTCGTCTCTCCCTTGGCGGAAACATGATCCTCTATAAGATGTGACACCCCCCAAGACTCCAGAGCCTTGGCCACCGACTTGTCATCCGCCTCCTTGTTCATCAGGCTGTGCAACAAGGTGGGTGATACCTGTCGGAGCGGTGCGTTCCACGCCAAGTCAAGAGCGTAGTATAGCTTATGGTCACGAAGGCTGCGTGTAATTCCCTCCTGAATCCTGTTCCGTATCTTGTTCGTCAACTTCTCAATCTTCGCCGACTTCTTCTTGGCCGAGAAGGATGACTTCAACGATTCCTGCGAATACCCGTGATCTCTTAGAATATCTAAATCTATCATATCAATACTGGCTTTCCGTTACTTTCAGCGGACTCAACCGCCTTCTTTAACCTGTTGAACCGCTCCTTGAGGGAGCTTTGTCCATAAAGTTTTAGGAACAACTTCACGGGCACACCCTCTTGGATTTGCCCGGTTGCCCCACTGTACTGCCCAAACACCACCGTTCCTCTTTCCAGATCAAACTCAGGCTTAAGCCGCTTGATATGGATCGAGAAGGAATATCTACCCCGCTTGTCCTTGTTAACAACAACTCTGAGATTATCCTCTTGTGCCTCACGCATTATGACAAAGCCTGCGGTTCAGGCTCACTTGGCTCTTGTCCACTTGGCACATCATACGTGTAATCCTCTATATCAAGGTGTTCCACCTCTATATCCATAAAGTCCGGGGTGGTGGTTACCACCCTACCCTCAATATTCTCAAGCATGATGGAATCCCCGTCGACATAAGAAGCCAACAATTGAGCCAGCTCATCATAACCCGGCTTCGACAAATCTATTTGTACCCTGATCATTAATCTATCTTCTTTGGTAAACTCCTCTTCCTGTTTATTTCCTTAACCATTTGTGCAAGGTCTGGGTCATTCCATGTTCCCTTTGGTTTGGACTTAGCTTTAGGCTTGGGCTTTGACTTAGTAGCTTTGGGCTTTACAGTAGAACGAACACCGCTGCCCTTTGGGGCCCCTCTAAAGGGTTGACGCAATTGCTCCAATGATCTTGTTCTGGTCGACTCGCCTGTCAGTCGGGTCACATTACCCCTTTTGGCCAACCTTTCGGTTGCCTTCTTGGCTAGCGCCCTCTTGGCAATATGCCCAGCGATTTTCTTTCCGACCCCTGCCACAACACCGCCGGGGCCAAGCAACCCAGCCACCGAGACGGCCACCTCAGCAACCTTCAATGGTTTAATCAATCTATCCACGGGTTTGCGGGCCTTCTTTATTCCCTTCATCGCGATAGCATCAAGCTGCCTCCTTCTTGCTCTGTGGAGCTTGTCTTTTTCCGCCTTCGTCTGTTTCTTTTTTGCTGCCATGGTGATTTATTTCTTATTCTTTTTAACTGCCTTCTGATAGCGGGCCTGCTTCTTCTTTGCAGCCGCCTTCTGTGCCTTGGTGGCTCCACTCACAGGGCCACCCTTCTGTGTTCTTGCAAGAAACCTTTGTGCCTGCACCCTTCCAAGTTCTTCCGTGGCTTTAACAGATTGCCTTACAGCCTCAGCGGACTTCTTTACAATAACCTTTTTACCCTCCGTCCCTCCCATTCTAACCGCTGCTTTCTCTGCCTTGGTGAGGTCTTTGGGCGCATTGCGTTTCCCCACGCTAGTCCTATCTTTGTGGGCTGTTCGCACAGCTTTTTGCTTATAATCTTTACGACCCGACGCAACACCCTCCCTTTTTAACTTAGCATCAGCTTGACGCTTGACTGATTTAGCGGTTGCTTTCTGTGAAGCTTCTTTTGCCTGTGTTGCCGCTGTCCTTTTTATAAACTTTGATCCTGTGGTGATCTTGATATCTTTCCCAACCCTTCGCAGGCTTGGTTTGGGCTTCGGTATAGGTTTGACCTCCATCTTGAGAACCTTCTTGCTTCCCTCTATCGCCTTGTCCAAGACTTTTTCCTGACTCTTCGTCAGCAGCTTCCGTATTCTTGTGCTGGAGGAATACCCCTTAATTTTTGGGTTCTTTATCGGGGATACTGGCGTGTTCTTCTGAGCCTTGTTCGTCTTGACAGCCCTCTGCATCCAAGGAGATTTCTTAATTCTCTCCACCTTCTTTCTTCCTCTTTGAAGATTCTCCCACTGTCTATCTGTTAACCCTTTCGGTCTTGGCTTCCCAATGTCTGGCTTTTTTGGCGTAGACCTGACTGTGGTTGCCTTCTTTCCTTTAACGATTGTCTGTTCCAAGTGAACGGGCTTGCCCTTGCCTGCGCCTTTAACAGCTTCTTTTGACTTAGCTGCTATTGTTCGTTTTGCAAACTTTGAGTCAGGGGTGATCTTAATCGCATTCTTGGCAGCTTTCTCTATGCCTTTCCTGATGACCCTCTTCCCAACGACCTTGGCAATGGCGGGGATACCAGCAGCAAGCTCAGCTACCTCGGCTACTGTCTTGATTCCTTTCGTTGCCTTCCGTTTTCTCTCAGTTTTCTTGATATACTTGTCCCAATGCGCCCCCTCCTCACGAAGCCCGGCCATCTCGGCCTCAAGCATCTTCCGTTTTTTAGCCCTTCTTTTAAGGTCGGACACCTGTGGCTTCCCTGTCCTTGGTCTTGCATAAAGACTTGCCCTTAACGTGTGATCTTTCGCCATAATGTTACTCCCTTCGGCAACTATGTGTATCATTTGTTCTTTGTCCAGTCTATATGCGGCTTGGAATGTAAAAAATGCGATAGTAATATCGCGGTGCCATATGAGCGAGAAAGATAATGGAGCATGGTACCCCAGCCTTAGCCCAAAACAATTCGAGATATTCAACTGCTACGGCAGGTATGTTCTCGTATCGGGGCCCCGGTATGCGGCCAAGACTTGGGGGGTTATGCACAGGCTCATGCGCCACGCATGGGAAACGCCATCCGCCAGAATAGGGGTGTTCACCAATACACTGAAGAATGCCAAGGTCGGTGTGTGGGACTTGCTGTACGAGAACATTATGCCTGAATGGATTGATAATCTGGACGGCTGCGATCTTGCCATGCCCATGAAAATGGATGGGGCAACCCGAATGGAACATTTCAGGGTCACAAACATGCACGGTGGTACATCTGAATTCCAGCTTCACTCCCTGAAAATTGAGGATGAAATAGCCACCAAGGTAAAGGGAACCGTGTTTTCATGCATATTTGTCAGCGAATTGACAAATTTCAGGGAGGACTACGTGTTCCGCTTCCCGAAGGGGCAGCTCCGTATGCCCGGGGTTCCATATGATAGTCATATGTGGATAGCCGATACTAACCCGTGTGAGGACTCCGGGCAGGATTTCTGGGCCTATAAAATATGGTATGAAGAGGCCAACATGGATAACCACCCCCACCCCAGCTACCAGAAAAACCTTCACCTCATAGAGACTCAGGTTTCCGACAACACATTTCTTGACCCACGGGAGTTCGAGGATTTAAAGGCCACGTTCGCACACGACCCAGACCTGTACGCATCCTATGTGGAAGGCAAATGGGTGGAGACCTCCAAGGATTCCTTCTTCACTGGGGTGTTTAGTTCCCGGCATATCGGGGGGAATTATGAAGGTTCATTCGAGGATTGGGACGTCCTGTTGCCACAGGAAGACACCAACGTGTTGTATGCCGGGTGGGATTTAGGGGATAAAAACCACGCTGCAGTCATAATGGAGAAGGTGCTTACACTCAACGGGCCCGCCTTTAACATACTTGATGAGCTGGTGATCATAGGCGAGGAGGTGACCATTGAGGACTTCACCATAGCTTTTCAGGAGTTAATGAAGGAATGGGATGATGTCGGTGGAAAACGCTACCAATGGATACATTGGTCTGACGCCAGTGCTGTTGACCGCTTCCGATCAGCTGCCGGGACATGGGATCAAATGATAGTGTCCAGAGTCACCGGGGGAGAGATTCAGCTCAGCCCCTGCCCGAAGTTTGCGGAATCGGTAAGGCTACGGGTGATGCTCACCAAACAACTGCTTACCGAAACCAGACTTACCGTGAGTGTCAGGGCGGATGCAATGATACAGTCGCTTAAGGGTGGACTGAAGAAAACAAAGGGGAGAAACAAGCGTTCCTATGTCAGACCCAACAAGCACAAGCACGTTTGGGACGCAGCAACCTACTGCATACTGGGCGAAATGTTCCACGAAATACAGATCGGAGGCGAATCACCAGCCTCCAAGCTGCTTAAAATATAATCTCGTCATCTTCGTCGTCCTCAACGCGGGTGGATTTTGTAAGCATCTCCTTTATGGAATCCTTGGCATAATCCGCCATGCCAACCGCTGTCAATGCTCCACCAAAAAAACGCAGACAGACAAAGTCATCATCATCCAGCTCGTCACTTGAGAAAACCAAAAGTGCGTGACTAAAGTGTTCTGACACCATACTGGATACTTTTCCTGCAATCATATCTTGTGTTTTATTCATTAGTAGTAAGGTTTCCATGTCGGGTGATGTCCCCAGCTATCATTCCAAAACCAGCCCCAAGAATCCCAAGTTTTATTATTCCTCTGCCTCGTGTTCCAGCTTCTGTTGTATCTGCCTATCCCTCCCATCGCTCCATACCACCTATGGCTGTTCGGGTCTGGGAATACTGCCCTAGCCCGCAACCATTGCAAGTCTCTGTTGTTGGGGCTCACTATCTTGTCCTTGTTGGTGGTGGGGTCTTTGGCATCGGCTGATATGTTTATTGTATCCTCCTCAAGCCACCTTCTAAACTCTGCGTGTGCATCCACGAAAGAGACTACAGAGCCGTTATTGTGGTACACACCCGGCCAGTCTTGGGAGAAAAAGCTCTCCCCACCCTTAAGTGTCGGGGCCACCCGAAAGTTGCCAGCGTTAATAGACTGCGCTGGCATCTCAATAAACGTGAATAGTTGGGAACTAGACTCCACATCTGCATAGGTGTGATGAACCTTATACTGATTATCCTGTAACCAAGGCCAACCAGACCAGCCACCAACAAAGAGGTTCATGGAGTAGCTCCTCGGCCTAAGCTTTTTTGTTGCGTTAAACCAACCCGCTGAAGTGGACTTGTCCCCGGGGCATCGGAATATCCGCATCCCTGTGTAATCTTTTAGTGGTGACCAGAACAGGGGCCTTTCCGACTCACCCCACACTCCGTTCCCGCTCATGCTGTCCGCCACCCAAGCCCACATTCCTGTAGGTTCGTTCCTCCAAGCCGACGCATACGGGAACCTGTCTTCGTGATCCCCCGCAAACTCTGTAATAGCTATATTGAGTTGGCGTTGGTTGTTAAGGCATTGCGCCTGCCAACCAGTCTGTTTAGCTGAACCAAGGGCGGGGAGCAGCATCGCAGCCAAAATCGCAATTATAGCCACCACTACCAATAGCTCTATTAATGTAAATCCCCTTTTCATCCCCCATAACCATCCTCAAAACCTTGCCTTTCTTAGCCTGTAATAATGTTTACCGTCGCCTCCCCTTATAATACCCTCGCCTTCTAATGTTTTCTTAATTGTGGGGTGGTTCTTTCCTTTCAGGAAGTGGCCAGACCGAAAAGCGGCAGCGTTCCGATCCATTCTCGGAGCTACACCAGTCCGCTCTCTCTTTGATTCCCTATACTCATTATTATTCAAATACTCTACCGCTGCTGCTTTGAAATCTCCGCTGTTCATTAGCTTTAAAGTCTTAGGACTGCCAGATAAGTCTCCTCTAAAAAACCCATCTACAATAGCATTCTGTGTGGCTGTAGGCAGCTTATCAAAATTACCCACCTTCCTCTTTGCTAATTTAATCTTAGCTTGAACGTCATGATCAAACAATTGTTGCATCTGCCTATTGCCTAAAGGCATCCGACCAGATATAACTACGCTATAATTTTTACCTGCTATCTTTTTAAGAACAGGATCATGTCTAGTAACAAGATGGCCTACCCCGACGGTTAGGTTACCTTTATGGTCTCTGTATGCATATCCCGGGCGACCCCCTTTACCTTTACCTTCACTCTGAGCAATATAATCATATAATGATTGGTCTTGTATTGGCCGCAGCCTTCTAAGCTTTGGGTCAGCCATTAGTAAACCTTTTTCTTTTTAACGGTTCCGCCCGTATTCTTGGCGTACTTCTTCGCTGCTTCCTTTCCTTTCTTCGTGTAAGGAAACCTCTTAACACCCTTCTTTGTTATAACCTTCGGCATGTCTATACCCATTCATCGGTCTCTAGTAACTCCAGTATCGTACCGTAGTTCTCTATGTCCCGTGCGGTATCAACCATAGGCTCGTTTTCCACTGCTGACGACTCCTTGTTTTCCACACGCTTCCATGTGAGGTTCATTAATCGCTGCAATTTGTCGTTTAACCGAAACCCGACACCCAGTATGTTCAAATCCTTCTTGTCCCACGCTGCTATGTTCTTGCTTCCGTAATCACTTTGCTTCCTGTCAAACAACATTATGTTCTCTATCTTCACCTTCAAGGCTTTCTTCGCCATGTTGGTCTTCAGCCCCAGCGCCTGCGACAATATCGTCGCCAGAAAAGCTGTGCTCGGTTTCTGCTGGAGTTTCGCCAGCGTTGTTTTTATCGCTTCCTTTGCCTGATCCGCTGTCAGGTGTTCCTCCACTGATGTTGACTTGTCTTGGGTCATTTATTTGTATTGGTGTTACGGGTTGCCCCGGTATAAAACTGGCTCTTCTCTTTGTCTCTTCAGACCTCAGCTGCTTGTTGTTTACCATGTTTCCACATATTTTTGCGGATTCCGTCAGTTGCTTCGACACCTCAACCGCCTTGCTTATAGCCTGCAACTTTATGGAGTCATCGTCCGCCTCAAAGGCAATGTCGGAAGCAAGCTGCATCAACGGCTCAAGCTTTTCCGCCGATAGAAAGACATAACCAATACTGGTTTTTACTACCCCCTCCTTCTCAATGAAGTCCCCAAGCTTCCTGAGCTCCCCGTATTTCTTCCTCTTGATGGCAACCAAACCTGTCTCGGTCGCAGCCTGCTTGGCCTCCTTCGCCGTGAACATCCCCTTGGTGGGTGGGACAATGGATGTCCCAGTCTTTGGGAGCTCCAAAGGTTCGCCGTCTTCCTGAAGTATTCCTGTGTCACTCATTCCATCCAAATTCGAATCCATTATCTCTTGCCCAACAGGTTGCATCTTTTTGCTTCGTCTTTAAAGGCATATAACATTTGCACCCCAGATCACCATCACTGGAGTCACCGCACGTCCGCCTTCTCTGGCTGAATATCGGACACCGCCAACACTCTCGGTACCTCGCCAGCCTTGTGGTCGAGTCCACCGTTCGCGTGGAGGGCATCCCGAAGATTGACCACCACACCAATTGCACCCCTGTTCTCAGGATGTTTGGCAGACACATGACGAGACCTGATGAACGGCACCAAGAAATGGCCCCCAGCAACACGGCTGTTGCGAACTCCACCGCACGGGAACCCCGCTTGAGATATGAATGACCTGTAGACATCTATCAGTTTCTCCTTTAGGTTGTATATGGTTTTAGCGACATAACGACAATAATCTGAGACACTTAACCTGTCTCTCTTCTTCCTTTCGACTCTAATCATATTACTCCACCAAAGCTTCTTTGGGGATATCTCAAGCCCCCAGTAAATGTGGTTATTCCTGAAAGCCAAT